TATATGTGGTTCTGTTTCAACCTTTAAATAAATCTCGTTCTTTTTTTGTATAATAATATTAGCCATATCCTGCTGTAAATCTCATATATTCAATAGCATTTTTTATTTGGTAAGTTCTATTTAAGATTGTCTTTAATATACTTTCCAAATAACTAAGCATTGTTTGGTAGTAATCTATTTTGGATACTGACTTAATTAAGTCTTCATCAGCATCCATATACTTATCTATATCTGGTTTTAAAACCTTATGATCGAATGGATTTTCTTTATATACATCTGGTTCTGCTTTACCAGAGTAATACATCCATTTTTCTTTTTTTAAAATCTTATATTTATTTTCTTCTAGTTTCCGAAGAAGAAGAATATTGTTATAAATTTTATAATATTTTGCGTGAAGAGCAGGTATTTTAATAGACTCATCGTGTAAATTATCTTGGTCTATAATTGAATCTTGCTCCCATAATGATTGAATTTCATCAAGGTTCATAATTTCAATAAGTTGTTATATCATATAAAGTATATTTGAAATTTACTTGTGCCGTAACATATTGAACATCAGTGTTAGTAGCATCAAAATTAATTGTAGAAAGTGATGTTGGAAATAAACCTTTAAAACTAACTGTTGCTACTGGATTATAATTGCTGTTGTAAATGATTAAACTTCCATCAGATTGACCAGCAGATGCATCTTGGACTCCTGGATTGTATGGATCTTGATTGAGAAATTCTTGATATTCGGCAACACTTTCTGGATATCCAAGACCTCTTATCCAGTTATGAACTTGAAGATAATTTTCTAAATTTTCATCAACAAAAAATTTTAAATTAAAATCATCATAGGTAATTTTATCGCCAGGAATTGGAATATCCTTCAAGTAAGTTGGTTGAACTGCCACCCCAAGATTAATTCCAGGTATTTCTGCTGAATTAGAAAAGAAATCAATTTTTGGATACTTTGATAATACAAACTTAAATCCTAATGGAGATAAGTAATTTTTGTTTCCAATTTGATTTGATAACGAGGGTGAAGCCATTTTTATTTTTATTTATAGACATAAAAAAAGGGTCCTTTCGGACCCTCGAAAAATGTGAAAAGAAACTCACATAAGGTTGGAAACCTGTACTCTTCTGTAGTAACGGTTTGAGTTGGTCTGAATACGACCAAGGTTGGTCTCAACACCAGATGACTTACCTTCTGCAAATGGATTGGCAACAAGACCATAACGGGTCTTAAATCCGATCTTTGGCTGGAAGGTGTTCTCACCAACGGCACGAACCATTTGGAGAGGAACATAAGGACAATAGAAGAGACCTGCATCATAAGGGGAAGAACCCTTATAACCGACAACGTAGTATTGACCACCAGTTGCACCAGTTGCTGGGTTGCCAGCACCACCCGAATATGGGTCGATATAAACTTTATACTTACCGTTGAGAACACCAGCAAAAGTATTGCCAGTATCATCTACGTTAAGGTTTGCATTGAGTGCAGGGGTGTAGTCAAGGAGACCAGCCATTGAAAGTGCTGATGCAACATCAGATGAGCACATAATGATGTTGCCCTTTCCACGACGAGTTCTTTGTGCGATTGCGTTGGCATCACGCTCGATTTGGAAGATAAGACCTTTGAACTTCTCAACTGACCAACGACCGTTGGAGTCGATATCAAGGTCAAAAGTTCCAGCAGTAGCAACATTGAATTGAGCACCAACTTCAGCAGTCTTGTAGATGGTACGAATAACTTCACGGTTAATTTCAGCAAGAATCTCAGTTGAGAGAATGTTTGCTAATTCCGCTTCAGCATTCAGACCGTGGATTGCCTTAAGGTCCTGTGCGAGTTCTAATGAATACTCAGCCTTGAGTGCTCTTGACTTTGCAGTAACGGTGACTTTCTCGATTGAGAATGCCATTTCGTTAAAGCTTTCTTGACCTGATGCACCAAGTATTTCTGCATCAGCAGTGGACATACCACCACCAACGTTATAACTTTGCTGTGAAGTACCAGCAGCATTTAAAAGACCAGGGTTGCTACCAGTTTGTGAAGCAGTAGTACCGAAACCTACGTTTGCTTCAACACCAGGATTGACAACATACTGGGATTGGTTGCCCTTTCTGCCAGAGAACTGTGAATCAACTTCATCAAAGAATGCTTCAGCACCAGTTTGACTGGTATAACGTGAACGCATTGCGAAGATGAGTCCTGTAGGACCGTTCATTGGTTGAACACCTGCGAGGTCATATGCGACCAAGTTAGGCATTGAACGACGGATGAGTGAAATCAGAACAGGGTCGAAACCTGCTACTGGACCACCTGCTACTGCACCACCAGAGAAACCAGCAGTGTTACTGGTTGAACCAGTTGTGGAACCTTCACCGAGGAAATCTCTTTCCTCACGAAGGAATTTTTCTTGATTCTCCAGGAGAACTGCGGTTACCATTCTACGATGCGAATCTTTGATTCCATCAAGTCCCTGATAGTCAAGGAGTGGTGCCCACTTCTCCTGCAGATGTTCTGCGTTGAACATTTGCATTTGTTTTACCTCTTTAAAAAAGTTTTAGTTTGATTGTTATAATTTAAAAATCACTTTTTAGAAACTCTTTGGAGTGTATCGAGATATCTTGACATCGAACCAGATACTGGTTGCGAATAATCAGTTTCCTCTACGATATAATCCGAGTTGTCTCTTTGAGTACCAGCGTTTCTGGGAAAATATGATTCCCTTAATGTTACCAGCTTCTCACGATAGTCTGACTCACTATCAAACTCAACATTTTCAGCAAGAGAAGCGAGTTTATCCTTCTGAGAAAGTGCAAGACCTTCAGAAACTTCGGCAAAGATTACTTCAGTAACCGACTCAGCTAATCTTCTATTCAGAGCAACATTCTTTTCGATTTGCTCGTTGAGTTTATTCTCCATTTCATCAAGTTTTTCTACCATACTCTCAAGTACATCATATCTATCTTCAGGGATTGTTACATAATGATCTTCAAAAAGACTCTTCATTCCAGCAAGGAATGATTCGGTCATTTCAGTTTTAAGTCCTTGCTCTACTTCGAGAGCATTTTCTTGTAACCATTCTTCTGATACATACTCAAGATATGCATCAAGACGATCAGTTAATTCTTCTCTAATTGTTTCTACTTCTTCAGCAAGTTTTTGCTCATACTGATGAACAATTGCTTCTTCAATTTGCTCTGTTCTTGCGTTTAAAGCAGCTTCGAAAACTGTTTTAGCTTTTACCTTGAAATCTTCGGAGAGTTCTTCACCAGAAAGAAGTGCATTTACGTCCTCTTCGATTTCTTCTTCGATTTGGGCAAATGCCTCTTTCATTGCTTTTTCTTTTTTGTCCTCTTCATCATCTTCTTCACTATCTTCATCTTCACCTTCTTCATCTTCTTCATCTTCTTCATCTTTGGAAGACTTTTTCTTTGCTTCAGAAACTACTTCATCTTCATCATACTCAGCCTCATCATCGATGAGTTCTTCATCCTCATCTTCTTCGACTGATTCTTTAGCAAGCGACTTCATAGCATCTGCTGCTTTTGCACCTTTGTTTACAACATTCTTAACTTGCTTAAGGGTTGCTCCAGGAGTTGAAAGTTTTGCAGAATCATCATCTGGTTTGTAATTCTCTGGAGTTGGTCCTCCAAGATCTTCCCAACTACCAGTTTGACCATCAGGAATGCCTGTGGTTAATTTCTGCATTGGTTCTGCTGCCTTTGCACCAGCATTCACAGCAGTTTTGGATTGTTTAGTGCCTGTTTCCATTTCTTGTAAATTTTTACCACGGGACATTTTAGATCTCTCCGATTAACCTATTGTTTAATCTTTATTTATTTATAATTTATAAATTTGATAAAAAGTTCTGGAACAGATCAACTTTCTGTTCGTCCAAACGTTTTTGGTCTACTAGTGTGTTTATTTTTCTTTTTGTTGCTTCTGCGGCTTTTTCACGAAGAATTCCACCTTCCCAACACCACTCTCTTCCTTCCATAATTCCATTCACAAAAGCATCAGGAGCAGAAGGGTCAGCAACAATATCAGCAGCAGTCGCAAGCATAAAATCTTCACCAACTAAAGAATAACCTTCATTAGTTGGAATTAATGATCCAACACCACGAGAAGAAACACCCAAACAAACACCTTCACCCAAGAGAGAAGATGCAATTTTTCCCATCGGGGTATCAAGGATTTTTGCTTTTCCTATAAAATTATCATCCTTTCTTTCAAGCATAGTAATTTTATGAGATACTCTATCAAGATTTAAGGTTGGACCATCTGGATGTCCCAATTCTCCAAGAGCACGACCTTTAGAAATAAAATTTTCATTATATCTTTTGACTTCTCTCTCAAGAGTTCTCATTTCATAAAGTCTTTTATTTCTATTGGGTTTGTTTGCTTGAAGAAAAATACCTTCAATAAAAAGGGATTTGACTCCATTTTTTTCTTCAGTAATAACTTTTACCTTTTCTATTTCTTCTGTGATGAGTTTCATTGAATTAACCACCTGCGATTTGAATTTCTGTGATGTGGAGTTTTCCACTTGCCCCAAAAGCAGCAACTTTTGTTGTTCTTCTCAAAACACCAGTGGGAGTAGTGATTGAAGCACCTTGACTTGAAGTATTCCAAGTAAGAGTAATCACTCTATTAAATCCACCTGTTCCAGCATCATTTGTTGCGTTTACTGATGCAACAGTTGCTGCTGTTGTGTTAATACCTGCTGGAACAATACCAGTAAGTTCAACAATGTCGCCAGTAGAAAAATCAGAGAAAGTACCTTCTGGTAAAGTCACAACAGTCGTAGTGCCAGTAGTAACACCAACAACAGTTTGAGTAATTGCTGTTTCTTTTAAAATGAGTTCAGTTCCAGCCTTCACAAAAATACTAGCACTCGTAGAAGTACTAATTGTTGGAGTTGGAGCAACCTCAACATAAGCATCTTGTTCTGGAACAATTCTCAAAAAACCAGACCTCAAAGCAATTGGATTACTGGTTACTGCTGCACCAGTCATCGTCAATGGTGTAATTTTTTGTACAATCTTATATACGGACATTGTAATAATTGGACTATATTAGTTATTTATCAATATCTAGTATTACCTACTAATCTCTTCCCAGTCCATAGAAGCAACGGCAGTATCATTACTACTATCAGATGCCATAACAAGTGTAATTTCATAAGGACTTCCAGTTAGTCCATTTCTTTCTAACTGAAACTTAAATAATGCTTCTTTTAGAATATCAACTTGACTTGCTATTGAATTTGATCCACTAAAAAATCCACTTGCAAGTATTCGTCCGTCAGTATAAGAAGTTCCAGTGATGTTATATTCAACTGCACTATCAACACCAGCACTTACCCAAGTTCCACCAGTAGTAGTTCCAGATGCTCTGACTTGCCAATTAAAATTACCATTACTGATGGGCATCATAGAAAGTGCGGTCAAAATTATAATTGCATCCAAACGATTGGGAGATGCTTTGAGACGCAATCCAATTACAGGATAAAATGTTCCTGCGGTTCCTAATGTTCTTGGGGAATTGATTGGAATACTAATTGCTTGTTGTAATCCACGAAGTTCATAACCACCTTCTGAAATCACAGTAGAGCAAACTTGTTTGAGTGTGCTTACACTTGTAGTAATTCCAGTATTCGCAATCTCATATCTCAAAGGTAATGATGCTGTTGTGATATAAGTTGATTCAATTACATTTGCGTGATGGAATGAATGGCAATGAATAAACTTACCATTAACTACAAATCCCATTCTTACGGTTCCAAGTCCCAACCACTCAATATCCATCCAAAGAATTTGTGCTTTTGTGGTGTCTAATGTGATACCAGAAGCACCAGTTCCATCTAACCTATCAATATTCCAACTTGATTGTGCGACTCTGGTTGTAGTTCCAGTAGATAAACTTCTTTCTGCAAAATATAAAGTATTTCCATCAAGTTCCAGATACATTCCATTATCAGCACCAAAATATCCAACTCTTTGTCTTAAATTTGTTTTTGGTGCATTCATTACAAAGGTATTCAAAATCAATAATGATTTTCCTGGTTGATATGAGAATACTTTTGTTGTTTCTCTAATTACAGAACAACCAGCAGTAGTTCCAATACCAATATTAATCAAACCTTGTGCTGTTACGAACCCAACGGTTGAACCAGTTCCTACAATCAAACTCTCCCAAAGATTATTATCTCTATATCTGTGAGAACTATCAAATAAGGTAAGAGGTTGAGATATTCTTAAACGACCAAATGCATCACTTGAAGTTGATGGTAGAGTAGTTGATACTACTGCTGTTGTAGAAATTCCCAGTGTTCCTGTGACTGGAAGTGGATTTGCATTACTTACTGGTGCATTATTCAGATTGAGTGATACTTGTCCTGTGGTTCCAATACCTACAGTATTCAGTAATGTAGAGATGCCAACTGGAAGATATGGAACTGTTAATGTTCCACCTGTTCCAACTTCAACGATGTGATTATGAATTGGATTATCAGGAGAACTTGTAACAGATACTATTCCTGGAATGGTAATGCTTCCATTAATTGTAATATTTGAACTTCCAAGAGATACTGGAAATGGATTAGCATAAGTAACTAATGATGTTCCAGCACCTGTAAGAACTACGGATTGTGCTGGTTGGGGAAGAGGATTATAAGACATATTAGATTAAGAAC